GAAGCCAAGCGTAAGTTTAAGGTATATCCAAGTGCTTATGCTAATGCGTGGCTTGTACGAGAGTACAAAAAACGTGGTGGTACTTACAGAGTGGAGAAAAAACGTGGCAAAAAGTAGCCCAAATCCGAGAGCAAAAGGTGGTTTGACCCGTTGGTTCAAGGAAAATTGGGTTGATGTAAAAACTGGTAAGCCCTGTGGTCGTTCAAAAGGCGAGAAAAGAGGTTATCCTGCCTGTAGACCTAGTAAGCGTGTCTCAAGTAAGACACCTAAGACAGTTGGAGAGATGTCAGCAGCCGAAAAAGCTAGGTTTAAAAGAGAAAAAACAAGTAGTAAGAAAATAACTTATCAACATAGACGTAAAAAGAAGAAAAAATAACTGTGAAAAACGCAGTTTCAAGGTAATATATTGTTAT